ACATACATGGTTTCCCTTTTTTTGTCGGTACAATGTATCGGTCTTATTGTTTCATCTAAGTTATTTAAGTTTTTCACTATTATTTTGGAAATACCTTCTACATAACCCAACTCACCTACGTCCATCAAATCAGTCAACTGTAATTTAATGGAATCTACAAAATCAGTAATATTCATGGCATTTTTACAGGTTTCATTTAAAAAGAAGTTTAGATTAAATGCTTTGTTATGAGAATTGGTGTGAGTATTATGTGAATTATTCATAGTGCCATTTTTGACTATTTCTAAAAGTTCTTTATTTTGATTTATTAAAATCATAAAGAGTTCTTTATCAAAATTGATTTCGTTTTTAGTTTCTCCTTGTTTGATTTCATCTTCTTCATTTTTTTCTTGTTGTTGATTACAATTTTTATTATGTTTCCATAATCCAGAACGTGTTTTAAATTTTTTATTACATTTTTTACAGCAAATGCTGTCAATTTCAAAATTTATGTCGGCGATTTTGTTTCCTGTGTTTCCATTTTGTTTCCTTTTAATGTGTTTCAAGCTAATTAAATGTTCATTATAATGACCTTTATGACAAGTTTTATAATGACAAATTTCACAATAAAATTCTACCGTCGGTTTGTCGGCGATTTTGTTTCCTAAAGTTTCCATTTATTTCTATGGAGAAAAAATCTTTCACAAGTTATGAAGTTTTTTACAAAAAAATTACAATAAGAAAATAAAATTGGTTGGTTTGATTTGAGACCATAAAATAAAAATATGGTAAGCGGATTTTTTTGTCAGTAAGGACATTTTTGGCTTTCCCATTTTGGACATTTTTTTTGTCCATTTTGAAAAAGTTAAAATACTTTTCATTTTAAAATTTCGTGATTTTTAAAAGTGGTTTTGCTCCACCTTTTTAAAAGTTGATGATGCTGCCTGCTGCTGCTCTAAGGTATTACATCCCTAACGGGATAGGGTGAAATTTATGACAAAATTTTCTATCCAAACATTCTCTCGAACCTTATACTAATAAATTAAAGTCTTTTTTACTTGAGTAACACAGTGGAATAACTATATCATCTATCAATCCTTGCTCAATATAGGATGTAAAATAAATATAAATATTTGAGAAAAAAAAATTGAAAAACTTTAATAAATATTCTCTCTAATTAAACAATTCCATATTGGTTAAATGAGAAGATTAATACTAAGTCGCAATTATACTTTAAGTAATGAAAACGATGAATTTCATATATCAAATGGTCGCTGTCCGAATTATGCCTTGTTATGGAATATAACCGAAAACGAACTTTATTGGCCAAATGGTCACGATTATTTTATGGGAAATGGTTCTGATATAAATGATGGGACAAGAGATTTGAGAGAAATTTTGAGCGATAGAATGGCAAAAGGTATATTTAGAGAAAAATTATTGTTTTGTGATTTAGATGGTGTTCTTGTTGATTTTGAAAAGGGTATAGAAAATACTTTTGGTGAAAATATATGTGATATAATACCATCAAAACTATTGGATGATATAAATAATTCATCGAAATTTTTCGAAAATCTCCCTTGGATGCCTAAAGGCCGTGAATTATGGGAACGGATCAAAGAATATCACCCAATCATACTAACTGTTGTTCTTCCGTGTAGTAGTAGTGCTACTGAACAAAAAATAAGATGGTGTCAGAGAGAATTAGGTCCAGACATAAAAGTAATATCTTGTTCAATAAAAGATAAATTAAGATATTGTAGTGAGAACACGTTTCTTATAGATGATAGATTAGAAACGGTCGAAGATTGGAAATACAAAGGTGGTGAATGTATACTATATGATGAAAAGAATTTAGATACAAATTTACAGAGAATAGATAGATATATGAATAATGAGGTGAGTTATTCGCCATAAAACACCTTTAAATGAAGCGACGGTGTAAGAAAGGTTAAAACGTAGTAAGAGCCAAAATTATAAAAATTATTTATCCTTAATAGCAGTAGCCTTAGAAATATTTGTAATAATTTTTTCATTCTTATCATCATCTGTTGTCATGGATTCTATTACCATTTTTTCATATTTATCGGATGTTTTTGATGTAGAATTATTATAGTCTGGATATTTCTCTCGAAACTGTGGTAGTAATCTTATATTTTTGTTGGCTATAGTCTTTACAACCTTAGTTAATTTGGTTTTCTTTTCATCTTCTTTTTCCCATTCACCTTGGTCTTTCACATACATGGTTTCCCTTTTTTTGTCGGTACAATGTATCGGTCTTATTGTTTCATCTAAGTTATTTAAGTTTTTCACTATTATTTTGGAAATACCTTCTACATAACCCAACTCACCTACGTCCATCA